TTTCTTTAAATTAATTTTTTAGCTTTTTGCCATTCATCTATTTGTGTATCTATTTTGGATTTCCCTTTATTATTACTATACGTAGTATTAGTATTATTATATACTTTAGTATTAGTATTATCTGTATAGATTTTTAGACTAGGCTTGGCTACCAATTTAATAGAACGAGATAATATTTCTTTACTACCTTTTTTATATTTTACATCTCTTGTTATGTAGCCCTGATCCTCTAATGTCTTTAACCAATTTTGAATTGAAGCTCTACTTACTTCATAGACCTTACAAAAGTATTGAGTTGAAGCTATACACTTTCCATTCATGCCACATAAGGCAGTTATCTCTGCATAAAGCAACTTAGCATTTGGTGTTAAGTTTTTATTGTATCTCACTTCAGCAGGAATAACTGCATAGTAGTTTGGCTTGGTCATAGAATCTCTAAATTATAGTTACAATCTCTGAGGGCTAACTTACATAATTCTAATTGATTGTAGAAGTCTTTGTAAGAAACTTTTATATCAACTCTTACTTTCCCTGATACTATTCTAATTGTAGTCTTAGGATTGGAGCTGTGCTTTACTCCCTGCTCTCTGAGGTGTTGTCTTAAATGAAACATATCGTTAAAAGTTCTTTTTGAATTATGCAGACTTGTATAAGCATTATAAATTTTATTAAATGTTTCACGATATTTAGGAAAGGTTCTATAATTAGATTGGTGCATTTTTTCATAATGCCACACAGAAACTCTATCTCTTTTAATTTCTTTAGCAATTATAGTTGGATGTGTATCATCTACCATTCTAGCAACAACTGAAGCTACTGCTCTTGGTACTTGTAATTCACTTTTTCTGCTTTTAAATGCTAGTGAACCCTTACGCAACCCCATCAAAGATGTTGTAAGATTGCATAAGGTTTTAAAGTTATCTTCAGCTATCATTAGAAAGGTAAATCTTCATCAGCAGCTCCTACTGTTTGTTCACTTAACTTAGATATAAACCAACCATCTATATTATGATAGTATTTTCCGTTGTATTCTCTTGAGGATAAGTTGATTGAAACATTGACTTCTGATCCTTCTTCAATATCTCTTAGCTGCTTAACCTTATCACCAAAGAAACTAACTACTACTTCTTTGTTAAAAGTAGCTCCTGTTTGTTCTATTACGACATCTTGTTTTTCCCAAGACTTTCCTGACTTACTTGTTCCTGTTTCTCTTGGTAATTTTGTTGTTAGTTTCCCTATTACATTCATTTTATTTATTTATTTGATTAATATATTTAATTGCTTTTTTTATTTCATCACTTTGTTCACTTAAAAAAGAACTAGGCGCCCAATCATTATACTTATTCCTTTCATTATTTCTTGCAATAATGTTTTCTAATAGATTTATAATTTTTTCTGTTTCCATTTTTTTATTAGATTAATTGATTAATAATTCCTTCTTGACTTTTTGATAATATATAGTTTGGTAGCTTTTCTTTTACTGCTTCAGCTTTACCTTCTTCTAATGCTTTAAGCATAGCTTTAAACTTTACTTCATCTAGTTTTTCTTTCTTAGCTATAGGTTCATTTACTTTATTACTATCAGCATCTTTAGTATCATCTAATAAGAATAGGTTTCCTAATGCATACTTTTTAGCGTAAGAACTACTAGAGCCAAAGCTCTGAGCTATATCCATTCCTTTTCTTTCAGGGTTTATACCTGCTTGGGCTTCTACAGACATATTAGTATCTCCATCTGAAATAGAAACTTTAGAGTTTAAGACTAAATATCCTGCAATCTCTTTTGTAGTTTCTGTAATGGTTAAATAGCAGTTGTACTTCTTTAGCAATGGTTTAACAGCTTCTAGTATATCTTCAGCACTTCGGTACTTATACTTTCCAAAACTGTTAAACTGATTCTTTGGAGCTTTTAATTCGCTTTGGATAGCTATTAAATAGTCCTGTTTTTTTTCTGTTTTCATATATTCTGCCTGTATTAGTGGCTAGGACTTTTGCCTGTTAGTAATTTTGTTAAAAATAATAAATTTATTTAGCTTTTATATATTTTGTTAATTGTTTTTGAATATTTCTTTCATTATTGGTGCTACTTCGTGTTCTTGTGGATCTGCGTGTTCTTTGCAGTCGGCACACAAACCTGTTTCTCCTATAAATCTTGCCCCACAACAATAACTTCTTGGTTCTTCTTCCTGTTCTTCTTCATCTTCCAATAAGTATTTGTGTGCTTCATCAGATGTCATATCCATTAGTTGCACTCTATCCTGCATCTCTTGTTCTGATTCTAACTCAGGCATTTTCATTAATGATTCTTCTAATTCTTTTTTTGGATTTTCTAGTTCATAAAAGCACTTCATTAAAAAATCTTCCCTAAAATCTTTTCTCATTCTATCAAGTGCGTCTTTAGGTGTTCTTCTTTTTATATGCCATTTCATATATTCTTCTTCCGTAATTTTTTCTTCCATTATTTCAAATTTAAAATTATAGCTCTTTTATTTATTTTGTATGCTTCTTTATATTGCTTGAGCTTTTTATTTACAATATTGTTATACTCTTTTAGTGTTGGTCTATCTTTTCTAGTTTCACTAAATACTATTTCTTCCCAATAGCTGCCTTTCTTTTCAATCTCATAAGTATGACACTCATTAAGATTAAGTCCTGTAAGTGTACAGATGTCTTTAAAGGCAGCATCTATTTGTTTCTGTGTTCCAAATATTCTAACTGCTGTACTGATTTCTTTGATGTCATTGTCAAAGCAGTAGAGTTGGCTATCCCATTTAGAAAATGTCTTGTATTCTCCATTAGGATAAAAGTAGTAGTCTTCGCATTTTAATTCCATTAGTAGTTAAGTTGTATGTGTAGCAATACTGACGCTACTGTTAATATTATAAGAGCTGTATATAAAACCCAAGCAGGTATTCTGTCTATCAATCTTATTTTTACTTCTTTCGTTTGCTTGTTTTCTGTTATTTCGTAATTTTTATATCCATATCTAAATACAAAATCTGCTAGTTCTTGAGCCTTCATAAGATAAACCGCTTTTGTCAGCTTGTGAGTTACTTTGTAGTCTGCTCCTGTTGTAATGTTTAGATTTTTCATTTTCTTTTTTTTAGTTATTAAATTATTTTCTATTCTTTAGTTCTTGTTCTATTGCTTCTTTTATTTTTATAGTTTCTTTTAAAGCATTTTCTAATTGAACTTTTGTTGCTGTTTTAATCATTTGTTGTTGGCTTTCTAATAGTTTCATTTCTATTTTTTTAATTAAACTTAGGGCAAAGATATAAAAATATAATGATATTAACAGAATTACTTACAAAGTTATTAACAATTATAATGTTAGTAAGGATATTTACTAGATTACAGCGACTTTAAGTGCTGTCTAGTATATAAGGGTCAAAAAGAAAAGAAAGTGCCTTAGAGGCGTAAGGGGTACTATAAACTAAGCAATATAATGACTAAGATCAGAAGCATATATACTAAGAAGACTTTGATGGTTGGGTTTTCGTCCATTATAAAGGCATTAGCAGATTAATAGGTAGAGTTCCATTGTTTAGGACTACAGAGCAGCCTATTGCTTGACGCTTGAAGTTTTTAGCATAAGCTGCTGCATAAGTGTCTGCATCTACACCGCACCCTACTTGCATTCCAAACACTCTAAACCTCTTGCCAACAAACCATTTACAATACGCTTCAGTATGAGTATGACCACACACGCTTGACATTAGGTTGTTCTTTGCTTTACTTTGGGCTTGACCTCCTTCCCCATGCTCATAAAGTACATCATCATAAACTACTGATTCAACCCAATTCCAATTAGGAGTTCCTAAAACGTCATTATAAGATTTTATCCAAGCAGCAGGTATACCACCTGTCATACTTTTCCTTGAAGCCATGCGGTCATGATTGCCAATACAAACATCAGCTACAGGGAAAGCATCATGCCATTTTCTAATTTTTCTGATTGCAAGTTTAAGCTCATTTCCTGCTGACATTCCATCAGGATCAGGTTCATGATATGAAAATCCATGCGAGTCAATACAATCTCCTATGAAGATTACTTGATTACAATTAAAGGTTTCATATTGTTCTAGGCAGAAGTCAAGATAACCATCAAGACAAAAGGGTTCGTGAAGGTCACCGATAACTAGAACATTTCTAGCTTCGGTTTCCCTCAATTTTTTAAGTGCCACAATTTCGTGTGGCTTTAGTCTAAATCTATTTGTTGGACTTTCCAAAATCTGCTAAAGATTGTCCACCGAGCATAGCGATAAGACTCCACCAAATTTGGCTTACGCTTGTTTCATCAACTCCAAGAGCTGCTGCAATAATAGGAATTAAGATTGAACTGATCCCTAGCCATACTTTCTTAGAACTAAGTAGTTGTGTAATAATGTAACTTTTCATGTTATCTATTTTTGATTATTAAATTAATATTTTCGCCACCTAAATTAATGATTTCTTTCATAAGTAAATCCATTGCAAATGTAGAGTTCTTAACATAGTCCTGTTTACTTGCAAACCCAACTAACACACATCCTCTACTATCACTTGCAGAATTTCCCCGATGGAAAAGCACAAAATCTCGGCTTGGTACATCTTGAATTAGAAGGTGCAAGTAATCTCTTGTAGCTGATTCTCTTGCTGTTCTTAGTCTTACCTTGTACTCACCTTCAGGAATACAAGATATATTTCTTTCATTATTTATATAAGGCAATTCTAAAGTATCACACATTCTTTCTCCATTTAGAAACAGCTCTCCTACTGTGCTTTCCTCACTAAATGTATCTCTTATGATAAGTAGATTAATCTTGTACTGACTATCTGTTTTAAGCATTTTAAAGCGTTTTAAGGCGTTCCTGAGTGCTTTTAGTATATTAGTATTGCAAAACATATAACTTTAAAACACTAGATTACAAGGTTTTATTAGTAATTTATTATGTTAAATAGTTAATTGTGTATATTTTCACTCCTTTTACCTCTTTTATAAACTTTTTATCTGCTTTAATATCGTATTTTTGTTGCTTGTAATATTTAGGATTCTTTGAATTAAGTTTACGTTTTTTATTAGTAGGTATATCCATTATCTATTTTTTTTATGATACCACCATTTATCAACAGTATAAACTATTGAAATTATTAGAAGGATAATCTTTAATAAGACTTCTAAATTAGTGAAGGTTGTTATGCTTAGGATTGCTGTGTTGACTCCTAGCACCTCTCCTACTTCCTTTGTTATCTGTTTGAGTGGCATTGATATATGTCTTTAGTTTTATTATGTTTTTTGGTTTTGTTTTGTAGTGTTTCTTCATTAATCTCCTGCTGTTAAAAAGTTCCTTAATGTAAGTCTAGTGCCTTGTTGATTTGGTCTTTCAAGGTTCATTCCATTATAATAGGCGTTTCTATCAGGGCTTACATCTGCTCCTGAGTTTGTAGAATATTCAGGGAAGCTAGATAAGTTATTAGTAACATACTCTATCATTCTTTCTAAAAAATATTCAGCATTATTTCTCACCTCCTCTCTTAGATGTTGTGCTTCTTCTGTAGATAAAGCTGTTCCTGTTTCTGAAGTCTTAGAGTAAATATTGCCATTCTCCACCTTGAAGCGAAGGTAGGGTATGCACATATGAAACGCCCATGAGGGTAGACAGTCGCCAATGTAATCATCTACTAAAGTCTTGTATGCTCCTGCTAAAGTTCCTGCTGTTATTTCTGCTTCTAGCTTTTCGTAAAGCGTTGTTCCGAGCTTAGGCAAAATATGAATTCGCTGAGCCTGTAACACATAAGGGAGTAAGAGGTCAATATCAACATTAAGATTGATTGCTGTGCTATCTTTGAGCTTCGCTTCTGATATAAAGAGTACATATGCCATAGTTAATTGTAATATCCGTTATTTTTCATTGTTCTAGGTGCTTGTGCTACTTTCTTATTATTTGGCTTAGGATAAAACCCTTGACTTCTAGCTTTAGCAGTAGAAATTAATTTACCATATTGTGTTATGTCTTTTTCTTTCCAAGCATCTTCTAATTCCATTACATAGATTTTCCTGATGAACCTATGAAAACATTGTGGACCTCCTTTGTAGAGCCAAATTGAATAAGTATTAGTTCCATTATGCCCAAAGCCG